TAATGTTTGTTAGTAGATTTTATAATTATGTTATCAGAATATAGCACCTGACATGCAAGCACTGCAAGGCATGAGTCAACACCAATGAAACCAGATGATTTTTTTAGAATTCCAATACTTTCAAGCATTGTTGTTTTGCCAGACAAATCTATTGCGTTTATTTCGTTTGCAAAATGATATTTTTCATGATGGACAATAACACCAACAATTTTTTGTCTTTTTAAAAAACTATTAATTATTTTTCTTTCTGATTGATCAAAATTTCTTGGTGATTTCACATCATGATTTGTTATTGGGCAAATTAAAACATAATCGTTAGGCAGATTAAATCTTGATAAATCAACATTTAAATTTTGTATAATAGAACTGCCTTTATAATTAATTTTGTTCGATTTAATTAATTGAAACATCTTAGAAATACTGCAATCAATTAACCCATCTACATCTGAATAAGTTGTTCTTGAAGACAATTCTTTTATGTTGTGAATTGGTTCTGTGTAATTTGTTTCAACTACATCGAAATTTGCATTTTCAAATGGAACAATTTTTTTTTCAAAAAAATCTATAACAAATGGTGTTGCTCTAGTGGCAAAAACAATTTTTTCTACAGTTTTGAACCAAATTTCAGGAATATAACTTTCAATAGCGAATATATCTCCTGCTCCTCCTGTAAAAAGAATTTTTTTGGGGCAAGAATAATCGTTGTATAAATCATTTTTCTTCGCATAAGAATATGATTTTTCAATTTTTATCATTTTTCTTTGTCATCCATTCTCCAAAACTAATAATTGAATTGCAACTACTTTCCTCTTCATCATGATAGTGTTTATCATATCTGATTGCGCTGAAAACATCAGAAATAGCATTTCTTGCTGTTGAAATCTTATGTTCCATCCAATCTTCTAGTGTTTCATCTTCATCTATCATATGAAGAAGTTCTTCGACATTTTCGTAAATATCATGTAGATTGCGGTGAGCCATGTATGATCTTGGTTCATGTTCTTCGTGATCGTGATGCATAATTTGCCTCAATTCCACTTGCTAAAAATTGTATTTGAATAATCAGTCCCATTGTTTCGGATAACAATTTGACCAGCAGTTTTTTTATCGTCAATGACTTGCCCTGTTAGCAAATCTTGTTCTGCTGCTTTAGCTTTCTTAAAATGATCTCTAATTTCTCTACCTAACAATTTCATAAGCACCTTGGTAATGTTTTTTTCACTTTTATCTTTTTCGTTTTCAAAAATATCTAACAACATAGTTTGCAAATCAAACTCGTATGCTTCACCATATGGCTGAGTTTCTGGTTTCTTTTGTGTCTTGAAAGCAAGAATGTCTCCATGCATATAAAATCTTACACCTTCAAATGTTGTTGGCAGAGGATAAGCATAAACAAAAACATAAGGCTCATGTTCATCATGAGTAAAATCTTCTACTTTTAACCCATCTTTTTGTAAAGCATTCATCAATAGACGAAGTCTTTTCTTAGCCATAAAATGATGCCGATTTATATATTCGTTAAATAATATCATTTTTAACAGTTCCTTAAAATCAGTTCAGGCAAGCTTGCAACGCAACGAGTTAAATTTTGCAAATCGCTTGGATTGCCATTAAAAGGCAATTCTTTTATACTCAAACCATTCAAATTGCCAGCAGCGTCTTGTAATGTTTCTAATGAAGCATTTACAAATAACATACCATCTCTTTTTACTATAAATTCAGTTCTGTCTTTCAATGGATTGCCATTTTCATCCATTTCCCCTGTTTCTTTTTGATACAAAATTTTTATATCTTGCAATGTAATTAAATCTCCATCGGAATCAAACAACGCTTCTGAAGCATCATTTTGAAAAGTTGATACTGTTAATACACCATTATCGTAACCACTTCTTAAAATATTTGACAAATCTAAACCAACAAAATAAATAGTGCCATTTTCTGCAAGAACATTAGCTATGAAAACTCGTTTTTCAAACGAAGTAGCAACAGATTCAATAATTATTCTGTGCCGTAGAACTCTTTTTTCCTCTGGTGCCCCACTGTCTAATTTCTCTAATTCAGGGTCAGAAAGATACTTTTGAGGATCGTCTTGTTGTAAAGCCCATCTGCCAACATCAATCAAACCAAATTTACTATTAAATCTAGTTGATATTCTTATCGAAAAAGTTTTTTCGTTATATATTATATCTTCTTGCTGTGCGCCTGATCCAACTTGAATAGCACCAAGTAAAGAAGCTATATATTTTCTATGTAAATCAGCCTTGTTGCTACAATAACCAGAAATTCTTACAAAAGTGTTAACCAAATCTGGCATTGTTGCTAATGTGGAAGCAAAATGATTAACTAAAGAAATGCTTGGATTTGCCATATCAAGATCATCTCTGATCTTTTTACGCATCTCTCCAGATGCTTTATTAATATTGGCGTTTTGTCTTAAGAAACAAATTTGTAAATTGTCTTCAATAAATTTTCTTTGATATGAAGAAAATTCACCATCTCTAATTTGCATAATCATTTGCAAAAGAGTGCCAACATCATTTTTAATGCTTTCTTTGAAAAATTTGTTTTTCCATGAACTAAAATCTGATATGTCGGTTTTTTTAGGCATATCAGGTTCTTTTGGTTCTTCAATATTTGATTTCTCCATAGGAGATTTATTTTGAGGAACACTTAATTGTGTTCCTTTGTTAGCATCTTGCGGAGCTAAACTTGAAGGGTCGGAACCCATAAAAGCATCAGGTGGTGGAGCAGGATTTTCCTGTTCATTCATCAGCCAATGTTGCAGATTGATCAAATTCGGCATCTTTATCATCCTTATTGTTTGTTAATTTATTTATTGTTTCTATCAAATTTCTTCTATCCGTTATAGTTATATTATTATTTTGAGTGGCACTAATCTTTGATATTTGTTTTTCTTTTAATTTTAAAGAAGTCATCAAATCAGCTACTCGACTTTTTCCTATTGCAATATCGGATTTTAATTTTGCCAAATTAACCAATGCTTCTTTACTAGAAGATGTTGAATCGCCTTCGTTCATAACCATTTCAACAAAATTTGATAAAATAGCTTCTACTTCTTTGCGATCATTGCGTAAATCTTCTAAAATTTCTCCATAAAGTTCTAAAAGTTGTTCATCTGTGACCACAGCATTTTGCTCAGTAGTTGGCAATACAACTGGAATCGATGGAACCATTGATTTGTTTCTCATAATATTATTTATTATTTTGTCAACAAAATAATACATATAAATATGGTCGGACCAAGAAAAAATAATAATGATAATGATAGTTTGGAAAATAAAGTCCAAACATTATATGATTCCACATCCAGAGTAGATGAAAGAGTCAAAATATTATTGGAAAATTTAGAAAAATTAGATGTTAAATTTGAAAAAATAATTGATAAACACATTGAACTTCAAACTAAAATTATATTGTTTGAAGAAAAAATAGAAATAATTAGTGAAAATTTTGATAATTTAGTAGAAAGAATTGAACAATTGGAAACAGGTCATAAAGACTTGTATTACTACAAAGAAGGAACGGAAAGTCAATTCAAAAGTATTTTTTCTTTAATTTGTAATGTCGGAAAAGTAGTATATAATGTATCTTTGCCAATTGTCATCGGATATATACTTTATATGACGGGATTACCAAAATGAGTGAAGAATTAGTGTCAAAAATAAGATTAAAAGATGTTAAAGGCTCTACTAGTTTTAAGCCTTTAAAAGTAAATTCTTCTTTAAACTCTTTACTAAAACCCATAATTGAAGCTTTTGAAGCAAGCGATAAAGTAAAGATTGGATATTCTACACTTGATAAAGGCAAGGGATTAGTGCATCCAACCTTAAAAAGAAAAAGTCTTTATCTCACTGGCGGGGCACTGAGAGATCACTTAAAAGGCAAAACATTTAAAAATTATGATTTAGTTACTGATGCAACACCAGATGAAATAATGCTTGTTTTGAAACATAGTGAAACACCATTCAAAAAAGTATCTGATGATCATCAATTTGAATCTAATGAAATAGTTTATTATCCATCAAGATTTGATTCAAAACACAATCCAATTGAAATAACAGTCCAAAAAGATAATCAAAAAGCACACATTGCAACATTTAGCAGAAATACTAAAAATAGAAATTTAACACCAGAAGAAGCTAAATTTGTTCACAATCTTGAACAAGACGCTTATACAAGAGACATTACAATAAATTCTTTATATTTGAAATTAAAAAATTCTGATGGCGATAATGCGGAATTAATTGATCCTGTAGGCGGGGCACATGATCTAAAAATTGGGCAAATTAGCACAGTTGAAGATCCTGCTATAACTTTCAAAAGAGATCATTATCTGCCTTTCAGGCTTGCCGACATATGTTGTAGATTTTCCGATTCTAAAAAAATACCTGAACAATTTATTGAAGCAATTAAACATCATGTAAAACATTTTGATTATGATGCAAGAATACTAAGAAAATATTATGTCAACGCATTAAAAAACTTAGATGTTGATCCGACTCAATATTTAAAAAATTTACAACAAGCATCTTTGTTGAATTTTATTTTTCCTAATTGTAATTTTGCCAATATAATCAATGACTTGCCAAATAATGAAATTTTAACTACAGCTTATTTACTTTATGGCAATAATGTTGAAATGATAAAAAATCTTTTAATAACCCAAGGTTATTCAAAAGGAGATGCAGATGAAATCGGCAAATTTATGAAATTGGCTGTTTGGTGTTCCGGTAATATACACAATACAGATTTAATTCATGATTTATTAACCAAGCCCACTAGGCTTCCACATTCTAAAATATATGATTTCTTAAAATTATTAGGTAAAGGTGATTTGTATCACAAAGTTTTTAAGCAAGATTATTCCAGTGTGACAAAAAAATATATTGAAGATGAAATGGGAGACAAGGTTGCAAATCCAAAATACATAAAATTCATGGGAAAAAATCCTGATTATGACGAGATGAATGTTGTAAGAAAAAATTTATTAAATCAGGCTGTTAAAGAGAAAATGAATTATGGCACAGGATAATTATGGAAGTTTATTCAAAGATGTTATTTCTAGAGGCGTTAGAGGTAACCAATATGGACCAAGCTTAAAAACAGTTGCCAGTGGAAGTTTGCTTACATTTAAATACAATTTTGCTAAAAATGATGTTTATCCTCTTGTAATAACAACTTTTGTAAGCACAAATTATATTCATGGGGTTAATCTGCATTATTTAACTTTCAATCAAATAAAACAAGTTTTACAAAGAAATAGATTAAATGCTTGCCGAACAGGGTTTAATTATCAGAATGTAAAACCGTATGAGTACATAGTTAATGCATATAGAACATATAAAAGAAACGGTTTAGTAAATTTAAAAGTTTTAGATTGCGATTTAATTTTAAGAACAATGGTGTCTAGCAGATCAATTGATCCACAGGAGGCAGAAGCATTGAGAGAAAATATAAGGGAACAAATTAATACCTTGATAAATAAACCGGCGGAAAACAAAAAGAAAGAGTGAGTGGAACATGCCAGTTGATAATTTTGGAAGAGAAATTCCAAGTTTAAATGCATCAGATCTTTTAGGTGAAACTAGGACAAGCAAAATAAATGCTGAACCTAGCAACAAAGAACTTGGTGACATCATGAAAAAGATGTCAAATAATTTTGAATCCAATATGGAAAAAACGAAGCAAATGTTTGATGCAATAGTCAGCAGTATGAATTCTGGAAAAACAAAACAAAATGTTGACACAAAAATTATGGGTATTCAAAATAAAGTTTATAGTTTGTTGAGCAGTGAATGGAACAACTCCGGTGGTGCTTCTGGTGCAAAAAGATTAGATCGTCTTGTTACAGCTGGTTTGCGAAAGGGAAGTATTCATACTGCTGATGCCCAAATCATAACAACAAATAAATTATTAATTGAAATTCATGATTTACTTGTAGAATTTAAAAAATGTGCGTGCCCCCCCGGCGGCGGCGGCGGCGGCGGCGGTGGATCACCGGCACCGGGGGCACCGGCACAGGGGGCGCCACAGGGCACGATTACCGCCTTCTCGTTTGGAGCAATTTTAGATGCCGTGTTTAATCAATTGGGAATACAACCAACAGTTAAGGATGCGTTAGCCAAATTAAAAAATTTGGCCGATCCAGCAACTTTCGGACTAGAAAATTTATATTCTGGAATAAAAATACCCTCTTTTGCAGATATAAATCAAAGTGATGTTGATATAAAAAGAGCGATTTATCAAACTCAAGGGCTAACAAGAGAAAGTGGATATTTATTAGAAAATTATACACGAATAGAAGCTGTTACTAAAAGAACTGGATTTGCTCAAGAAAAAGCTGAACAAGAAATATTGAAATATATCAAAGGCGGAATAAAAGATCGTAGAACGATGAATAGAATAGCCATTGCTCAGCTTAATACAGAAAGACAACTTGGCATAGAAGCTGGCGAACTACATGAATATTTTAGAATGTTGCATATGGAAGCAGGAATGACATCAACTCAACTTGGTGCAGTAAACTCAAACATGATAATGATTGCTAAAAACACTGGTATTACTGGCGAACACATGAAAAAAGTCATATCAAGTAGCGAAACTTTTGTCAAAGATATGCGAAATGCAGGAACTTTAACAACAGAGTCTTTGAAAAATATTACACAAATGACTGCAAGTTTCCAAAAACTAGGTGTTGCCGAACAAGGCGCAGAAATGCAAAAATATTTAACAAATAGTACAAAATTAATGCTAGAAGGTACAGATTTGATGTCAACACTTATGCGCCAAGCTGCTGCTGCTGGTGGTGTTTATTCGGAACTAATGACTGGCACAGTGCAACATTCCGAAAAATCTATGAAAAGATTTAGTAAAGGATTTAATAAAGTTTTAAAAGAAATGGGTTTGACAACTATAGAAGAATTTGAAAGACTTAGTGCAGTAGAAAAAATGCAAAAAAATATGATTGCTTTTGCTCGTACAGGCAAACAAGCTGGCGAGTTACTAGCAATGAAAAAGGCTCTAGACGAATCATCGAAAACATTTGCTGATAGATATAACGACTTAGTTGTTGAAGAGCAAAAAAAGTTTATTACTAAGGAAGAACAAGAAGCAATAGCCGCAAAGAAAAGAGCTTTAGAATTAGACAAAACAATGAGTGTTTTAGGTGCGCTTTCTGAGTCTATGAAAAATTCTGGCGGTGATATGAATAAAGCTGGTCAAATTTTTACTTCTAAACGAAAAACTGGTGGATTTGACGAAGCTTTAGCTGCTATGGGAGGTGGTAATTTAGCAGGATTGAAAAATAAAGGAAGTTTGGACATATTAACAGGGTTTACAGATAAAATGATACCAGAACTTAACAAACAATTGACTGCTAAAGGCAGGAAGGCAGTTGGCGGAAAAGAAGATGGAAAATTTGTAGAACTCAATAGCGATATGATAAGAAAGGCAATACAAAAAGGCGATGCTGAGTTAACAAAAAAATATATTGACCAAATAATAAGCGCCAAACAAGAATTAGATACGCTAGAGCAAGAAAGATTAGATCCAACTACTGAATATTTACATGCTATAGAAATACATGCAGGTCAAATAAGAATCATGATGAAAGAACTGATATTTTTATCAAAAAACGCATTTGGTGACACAATCACAGCCGCACAAAAAATATTTCTTGACGAACTAAATAAAGAAATAGAAGGTATGACTAAGATAGTAACAGACAAAAGGAAGAAAGAAGCTGCAAAAAATATGCGACCGGAAGAAGTTGTTACTGAAGTAGAAGAGCGAGAAGTTGGAACAGATTTGATAACAAAGGGTGGTTTAGCATATTTGCATCCGGGCGAAATGATTATTCCCAAAAAGTACAACCAAGTAATGCAAGATGCTGGTCCATTTACAGGTAACATATTTGCAGGAATGGATGCTGAGAATTTTATTGATCCGATATCAAAAATGAGTAATGCAATAATTAACGATTTAGTATATCGTGGTGAAAAAGGCAATGTAAAAGATTCATTTAATGACTTGGTAAATCGTGGGCAACAATCTGAAATTGTAGATCTTTTCAATCGTCGTTCTCCTGTGGCAACTGTTCCTGCCATAAATCAAATGCCATTGACAACAATGGATGTTCAGAAAAATAGAAGAATAAATGATTTCGTGGATGGAAAAGAATCAAAACAATATGAAGAAAAGAACTCTGCTAAAATGTTATTAGCTTTGAAGGAAATAGCCAATAATACAAAACAAACACAAGAAAGGGAAGCAAGGAGATCGGCTCAATTAAATGGAAATGATCAGCTTTTGAATAATACATTAAAAAATAGAAATAACATAGATCCAAGATTTGGTAATATGCGAGGTGGGCATTTTACAAAAAGTGATAGTATAAATATTCAATATTAAACTTTATTATAATAGTGGTTTAAATTATGGGAATAATAGCAACTGACAATGCAGGTCGTCTTAATCCAATACCTAATTGTTATATTAGGGCAGAAAATTTTGTATTTTACATGTACAGCATACCAACTTTAACTGATGGAAAAACCGCAAAGTACAATGATGAGACAGGCATGGGTCGAACGCAACCATTTAAAACATTTAATGATAGCGGCACAAGAACTATAGGTTGGACCGTTACATTAATTTCATATGATGCTGAAAGTATTGCAAGAAACATAAGTTATTTGAGAGCTTTTGAAGCCTTTGTTTATCCAAGAAGGGATTTTACAAATACAGTCCCATATGTTCCCCCTGTAGTATTGAGCATAAGATGTGGAGATTTATTATCTTCTTATGGAACTGAAGTCAATGTCGTTTGCACACAATATCAAATTACTTTTCCACAAGATCAAGTATGGAATCATGAATACAAAATAGGAACTTATTTGCCTTCTAAACTAGATGTGACATTAACATTTGAGGTTGTATACGATTCTAGATATTTGCCGGGTGCTGATAGAATATTAGTATTAGGAGTGTAAAATGGCATATACAATAACGGAATCAAGAACAGCTATACCATCCAAATATGTGAATGCTTTATCAAGGTATAGAACATCAAAAATATATGTTTATGGGGATGACAAAAAATTGACATTTGAAACATATAAAAGGAAATCATACCCTGCTGGGACATATGACAAGTATACTGTAATCCCAGAAGGGTATGCATACAGACCAGATTTGGTTTCTATGAAGGTTTATGGATATCCTGATTCTTGGTGGCTGATCATGGAGGTTAACGGCATCTATGACATAAAAGATTTTGTTGCAGGGAAAACAATTCGTTTGCCAGTAAATACTATTTGAAATGCCTATAAATTTAAAATACAGCGTTCCTCCGACATTTATTGTTGATGGTATCAATTATGCAGCTTGTGGTAATTTAAGAACACCTCTGCCATATACTGGTCCTAGTGGAATACCAAACGAATTGCCTTTGCAAATGTATTCTCCATTTGTAGAAGCAAGATTTTATCGTGTTTCAAACTTTACCGATGAAAATATGGAACTTGTTAGATCATTGCAACAAGAGCTTTATTATGTGGCAACTGGTAATTTTAAAGGTGGTGGCGATTCTAGAAACGCTTTTATAAAAAGTTTCAAATTTTCGATAAGGCAAAGTTATGGTGGGGAATTAGTAATAGTAGATACATCAGGAAGAGACTTTATAGGTTTTTATAATACAATTTATAAAAATAAATGTTGGAGTTTTGAAGATGAAGAAGGTAATAATCAAGCCGTAAAAACGGATGATACTTTTATTGTATCAATTAATGTTGGTTATATTTTTGTCAATTCAGAAGGTGTAAAAGTAGTTTATCAACCTTTTTTGAATTCTCCATCGGCAGCATTGCCCGGAAGACCGATGGGACCATATATGAATTTTTATTTGACTACTGTTGATGTGTCTGTTGCTAAAAACATATGGGTTTATACTTTGAAATTAAGTGCTGCTGATGGTCCTTTATCTAACGATACTGTGAATTCAAGGGTAGGATCTCCTGAGCAACCTGTGCCATTTTTAAGAGCAGCAGAAATATTTTTAGATGGAAGTTGCCCTCCAAAACAAGTATTTGCTAATCCCAATGCTGTTCAAAAAGATAATGTTTTGATTGTAAAACCTCCTCAAGGCATTAATGGAGGGTGGGAAGCAACAGGAGAAAAAGGTGCTGGTTCTGCACCCAATGCTACAAAACCGGGACTTTTTGCAGGATATAATTTATCTCCGTTGGATGCAATTAGAAAAAATATGGACACATTTGTTACAAGAGAAAACAAAGGTGTTTATATGATGTATCCATCTGGTGCCAATAGCAGGGCTTTATATTTGGTGCAAGCTGATAGTGTTTTTTGTGTTCAAAGAAGAGGGCTATTGGCTGCTTTTTGTGGTAATTATCCGTTTTTAGGAACTTATGTTGTAAATGGTGGTGACCTTAGTCCTGTGATAGAATTTAATCCGAAAATAACATTTGTTGGGGCACCTAGAAAATTTTCAGGTGGTCAAGGCGGTGGTGGAGCCAATATACAAGCCGCTGTGCAACAAACAAATGCTTGCGATCCTCAAGAAGAATCAATATCAGATCAAGAAGTTAGTAGTGCGACAACAGGAGGTCAAAAAATTGTTCTGAATGGAGCAGTAGCTAATGATGCTTGGAACAAAGCGCCACCAAAAGATTTGCCTAAATTGCAAGCACAAGCAGCTGCCGGGGCGTTAAGAGCGGAAATAGCAAGCAAACCATTTTTACAAGGTTCCATAACTGCAACTATGAAAGTTCAAGGTGATCCTAGACTTTTATGGTCTTTAAATGTAATAGGATCGGTTTTGAAAATAATATTCATAAATCCTTTCACCATAGCCAGTTTGGGCGAGCCTCAATTTGGGGGTATTACTGATTGGCTAGCTAGCCCACTGATTAACTCTGTTATATCAGATGGATACTATTTGGTGCAAGGTGCAGATCATGATGTGGCTGATGGTAATTGGACAACAACATTACAATTAATACAGGTGCCATCGTCAGAGGAAGAATTAAAGGGGTAAAATGTCACAATTAATTGAATCTTTGATATCAAAGATAGAAAGTTTAGAATCTCAGATTAATGAGATAAATGCTTCTACTAAAGAAATTCGTGATGAAAGACTCAAGCAACCTGTAAACAAATTTGGAATTTATTCTGCAATTTGTGTTAGCACATCAGATCCGTGGAAACAAAATAGAGTTCAATGGTTTTCGCCAATTTTTGATGACCCGACAACAGCTGTTTCCAAGTTGCCGTGGGCGCTACCTATATCAAATTTTGGTGGATTTGATGATAGTGGATCAAATTGGATACCTCCAGCCGGATCAACAGTAATTATAGCGTTTGAAGGTGGCACAAATGGTGCAGCTTATTATTTGGGAACTACTTGGTGTCGTGAGAGGGGCAGAGGTGGCACGAACTTGTTCAATGTGCCGGTGATTGAATATGATGAATTGTATGCTTTTCAAAGAAATAACTTTTTATGCGGACCAAATGATGGATCTCAAGTATTTCCACCTTGGAATACTGAATCTTATAATGGTTTTGATATAGATTCGATTAATGAGATAACTCAAGATCCAACCATTCTTTTGAACGAGACATATCCAAATATTTATGGATTCAAAACGCCTGAAAAACACATGATGAAAATGGTTGATGGAGATGGCAGATGCAATCGCAAGTGGAAAAGAATAGAAATAATGAGCGGTAATGGCAATTGGATGATATTCAAAGATGACCATTTGCATTATTGTGGTCAATGGGCTAGTCCATCTTGTGTGGGAGAGTCTAATAGTGGAGATGCTTCTGGTTGTGTTTTAGGTCCACCCAATTCATCAATTTATAATATAGAAAATGCCCCCAATACTGAAATTTCAATTGACATAAGTGGAGCAAATGCACAGACAGGAACAGGTACTGAAACAACAGGATGTTCTACTGAAGATCGCACATCTATTCTTGGTGGCGAACCGATGACACAAACAAGGACAACAAGTCAAGGAGGAAGGAACCCATTTTTCAAACAAAGAAATGAATGTAGACCATACAAAGGTCCACAAACCCCTCAAAACAACAAATGTGATTTGCCTCAAACTGGAGTTCAAATTCTTTCTATATCCGGTCATACTTTTGTTATGGATGATTCAGTTAATCAACCAAGAGGTGGAATGACATGGGATAGAAGTACTGCGCCTTTTGACTTTGGCTGCGATAATAAATTTGTTGGCAGATCATATTGGAGATCGACAACAGGTCATTTTATAGAATTGAATGATTTGGAAAAAACCGAAGAAGGTTTTGATCAAACCAGAAGCGATAATAATGGCGTGAAAATAAAAAGCGCATTAGGTAATGAAATATTTTTATGTGATGGAACAGAGATTAATGAAGTTAATGGTGGAGGGTGTAAAGGTAAAGGTTCTCCTAATCAAGGTATTCGACTTGTTTCCACTAGCAATCATCAAATTATCATGTCAGATGAGGGTAATGAAAGAGAATATCCTTGTCGCCGTGATGGAGCAGTTCCTTTTGCCAATTCCAATTCTGCTTATATGCAATTAAGAAGTGGTTATGGATTGCAAATAACTCTAAATGACAGTCCAAGTCAAAATACAACTCAAGGTCAATCAATTGATATTATTGCGCCACAAAAAAGTATTGAAAATGGTGCTAGACCACATGTTATACAATTGCAAGAAGGATATTCAGATATAGAAGAATCTGGTTTTATTCAAGTAAGATCTGGTGGTAATTTATTCTTATATGCGTATGAAAATGCTTTGGAATTAATTGAAGGACATAAAATTGTATATACAAAAACAAATAGACTAGATTATACTGAAAATAATTTTTTCCATATTGGGAAAGGTAATCATGTGGTTAAAGTTGATGAAAAGATATTTTTATTAGCTGGAAGAGATTATCCACCACCACAACCGCCTGATGAAAATGGAGCAACTTCAACTGAACCAAGTCCTCCAGAAAATCTATTGCGACAAGAGTTAAATCAAGCAACAAATCAGGCAACAGCTGCTCCTTCTGATGAGTGCGTTCCGGGTGTTTTTCCTGTGCTTGTTTTGATGCCAAATGGTTGTGTTAGAGCAAGTGATAGAGTTTATGCATCTTGTAGCAATGCTGCTTCTTCAATTGGTCTTGGTAACTTTAATATTGCGGCAGAAAATTGTCAGCCGGGTGAAGATTTGTGTTCTGGAGGTTTGCCGCTAGAGGCTTAAATTAATATAAGGTGAAAAAAATGGCTGAATTAAAAGGTTTCCCATTCCCTATTACAAAAAATCCTTTAGGATTTTTATACACACAATTAGGATCGAAAAGTTTAAAAAGCGATTTAATTCAGCTTATTTTGACTAATCCCGGTGATAGGGTGATGTTGTCGCAATTTGGAACACCGCTAAGAAAATTTTTTTATGAACCAAATACAGAAGCAAATAGAACATTAATATCTACTGCTATAAGTGATGCGATATCTCAATGGGAGCCAAGAATAACAGTAAGAGAAATAACTGTGACTAGTTTGTCTGAGAACTCTAACCAAGGTGTTCCGTACCAAAAACAGAACGGAGTATTGGTAAAAATTAACTATATAAATCCAGAGCAAATTAATATTGTTGAAAACTTAGTTTTAGCAATACCGTTTGAAGGGGGTTGATTTGGAAAAATGTCCATTTGATTTGAAGCCATATAAAGTTGGTTCTAATAACACAAAGCCTCAAATTTTTTCGCTAAATTACACAAACCAAGATTTTTGGTCAATGAAATCTAGGTTAGTTTCTTATATAAAAGAAAAATTTGGCAGCGAATTTAATGATTTTGTCGAATCAAGCCTTGGCATAATGCTAATAGAAAATTGGGCATTTATAGCAGATACATTATCTTTTAAGACAGATCAAATAGCAAATGAAGTTTTTATTGACACAGTGACAGAATTAGAAAATGCTTTAAGGCTTGCACGACTAGTTGGATTTGAGCCAAAACCTCCAATAGCTGGTAAAAGTTTATGGTCTGCTAGAACGCAAACAGTTTACGATGTGGACTTAATGTTACCAACTCCTTATCCAGTTGATATATTAAACAATAATGTAAGCACAACAATAGAACTTTTTGCATCAGATGCTTTAAATAGACCTATTTATGATGAAAATATTTATATAACAGCTGGAAGTTTAATTAATAGCAATATTGTTGGTCTTGAAGGTAGAACTTACAGCGATGTTTTTAGTGCTATTGGTGGCACTGATCAAGCGTATCTTTTGAGCTATAATCCTGTTTTACTTGATTCTATTCGTGTTAGCGTTGATGGTGTAAGATGGGATCAAGTGAAATATTTTACTGAATCTGCACCATTGAGAGAATATAGAGTAGAATATAACTCTGATTATTCTGTTTACATAATATTTGGAAACAATAGGGCTGGTTATATTCCTCCATCTGGATCAACAATCCAAGTTACTTATAGAGTTGGTGGCGGACCTTCGGGAAATATTGTTAGCAATTTTGTTAATGCTCAAGCTTTAGTGCCTGTTCCAACTCAAAATTATAGTGCGGTAATTAGTTTGACAAATTATACCAAGGGAGAATACGGTTACGCTGGTGATACAATTGATGATATTAGATACAAATTACCCATATATAATCAAACACAAAACAGGTGTGTTTCGGGGATTGATTATAAAAATTACGCCAATTTGTTCACAACACCTTACAACGGAGCGATGGGTAAAGCTAATGCCGTCTTAAGGCATTCAGGATGTAGTGCTAATATAATTGAAATGTATGTTTTGGCTAAAGTGAATAATTTAGATTTGCAAAAATCTTCCAGTCAATTTAAATACGAATTTACTGAATACATGAACGCTAATAAAATGATGACTGATTATCTAACAGTTTTAGACGGGGAA